GGGTCGGACAGCGTCGCTTGCAGGCCCGCCAGCATGACGGCGGTGACGGTCTCGGTCCGCTTGCGGTCCGCTTTGTAGTCGAGCGTCATCTTGATCTTGTAGACGTTCAGCGGGAAGTTGACGGTGAACGACGAGACCGGCGAGAGGTAGACGGCGAGGTTTGTCTCGTCGAGCGTCGCGCCGAGATGGAACGTCGGATAGGTGTGGCCCTCGAACGTGACCACGTAATTGACCGGCACATACCACGTCGCGAGGTACATATAATTGAGCGGCATCCCGCCCGCGTCGGTGCCGGTGCTGAGCGACCAGCCGGAGCCGATCGAGGTCCCGGCGCGCGGCCAGTCTGATGCCAGCCCGTCGCCCATGACTTGGATCAGCGCACCGCCGCCTTCGGAATATGGCTTATTCGCGAAGCCATATTGCCAGTACGACCCGGCGTTATGGAATGCGGCGACGATCTCACTGGTGACGTCGACGCGGCCGGCTGCCTGCTGCTGCCAAGTGACCGTGCCGGTGACCGACGTCGCGACGACCGGCGGCTGCCCGTATGATAGGGAAAACGCATCATAGAGCGACACGTCTTCGCCGATGTCTATGATGCCATCTTCGCCGACAAGCACATCGCTAGTGCTAAGCGCCAGGGTCGTCCGGTCGATGTGCCAGAGCGCGCTGTAGGCTTCGAGCACGGTGTCGTTGGTCGCGCTCGATGTCGCGGTGCTGCTCGCATACCAGACGGGGTCATAATAGGGCAGCACCTTGAGGCTGTCGGCGAGCACGGTTTTCTGCGCGTTCATATCGTCCGGCCGCGCCAGAAATTCGAGGTCGACCAGTTCGCCGGCCTGCAAGCGCGGGACGCCGATCAGGCGGCCGTTGAAGAGTGGCTGGATGTCGGGAGTGCCGCTCGGCCAAGCGCTGTCCCACGACAGCCACGCCCAGAGATTGCGGCCGGTGGCGAGCAGCCCGACGTTCGGGTTCTTGAGGCTGACCCGCAGAGTCGCCAGCCCGCCTTCTTCCTGCGCGATCTCGACGCTGACGATGTCCTCGTCGAAGCGGGCGTGTGCCGCGGGATCGAATGGCGCATTGGACGCGCGCGGCCCGGTGATGGTGAGGATAGCGTTAATCTCGGACGTCTGCGCCTCGAGGTCGATGGTAATCGAGGTTCCGCTCGATGGCGCGACAAAGGTCGTGCCGACCTGCAAGCCGTTGCCGGTGATGTTGTAGACCAGCCCAGGCGTGAGGCCCATCAGCGCGGAAGACGGCAGGCCGTCGATGAGCGTCGGGTTCGTCGCCGGGAAGCCCGAGATGACAAACGGTAGTTGCCCACTAGCGGTCGCCCGGACCGGCTGCGCGGCCACGGTGTAGGTCGTGACGCCTTCGAGTTCGCCAAGCGATCCCTCGACGATGGTGGTGTGCGGTGTGGCGGCGAAGACATACAACGTGCCAATGCCGCCGCCGGCATAGGACAGGAACGCCGCGCCGATCAGGATGGTGCCTCCGCCGGTCGTGTCGGTGGTGCCGTCCATCGTCCCGTAGGGGATGTCGGTCTCGCCGATGCCCGAGCCGGTGATCCCGTAGGTCCCGGTCGCCAGTCCTGGCGCATCGAGGACAATCGCGCTGCTGCCCGCGGTGACGGTGCCGAGCACGGTCCCGACCGTGATCGCCTTCGTCGCCGTGAACTGCTCCGAGTGGATCGTCACGGGTGCGGCGGTGTTGAGGTTGATCGAGCCTTCAAGGCCGGTCAGGACGTTCGGCTCATAGATGAAATACGCATCGAAGCCGCTGCGCGCCTTGAGGTGGTAGAGCGCCTGCGACGTGAGGTCCGACGCCGATGCGATTTCGGTGAGTTGCTGCTCGCCGGACGTTATGGTGCCGACCAGCGTCGAGGACTCGAAGTCGCCGCCGTGCGTGGTGCCATTCGTGACCAGCGTCGTCTGCGGCTCGACCGCGCCGCCAGCCCATGCGAAATACCATGGACCGGGCACGCTAGACTTCCTCCATGGTCAGCGACCACGAAACGGCCTGCTCCCATTCCTCGCGGTCGATCTGGTGCTCGACGACCAGCATGGTGAGCTGCGGCCGGTAATAGGTGAAATCGCCCTCAACCCGCTCGCTGCCGGGGACCGATGTCCGGCCCGACAATCCGGTCGCGGTGAGGTAGGCCAGTTCGACGTGGCAGTTGACGGTCACGACCATGCCGACCCAGAGCGCATCGAGCGCGGGGGGCGCCTGATCCGCACCGCTGACCGTCAGGCTGTATTTCCGCATCTGATGCGCCGAGATGTCGATCAGCGTGCCGTTGACAGTGCGGGCGAGTTTGTCGGTGCCGCGGGCCGCGTCGATCGGCGACAGCGTGCCGCGCAGGCCACGCGCCGAGTATGGGTTGATGCCCGGCGCTGGCGCCGCGAGATCGAACCGGATGTCGAGGTCGGTGGTGAAATAGCCGGCGCCGCTCATTAGCTACCCGGTCGTGCCGCGAACCACGACGGCTTCGTGCCGGCGCTGCGCATTTGCTGGCGGTGCGCCTCGACGACGAGCGCCGAGACGACGTTGTCGTGGCCGGACAGCGCGAACGACGAGCCGCCCAGGTGCAGATGCACGGGCGTGCCGGACACCGCGCCGCCGCCGGCAAAAGCGGGCAGCCGCCCAACGAGGCCGCCCAGCGCGAAGCCGGGACTGTTGAGGGACGACAGAAAGTCGGAACCCCAAGCGCGCACCGCACGCGCGGACATGACGAATTCGCCGTTGGACAGTCGCGCCAGGATGCTATCGGACGTGCCGCTGCCGGCGCCGCGCACCATGCCACCGGACGCCATGCCAAGGCCCAACGCGGAACCGGCTGTCGAGGTGTAATCGCGGGCGGCTTGTGCTGCGTTGCCGATCGCCTGCCCGATCGAGGACAGCCACCCGCTGATGGTGTTGAACACACCTTTGATGGTGTCTTCGAGGCCAGTCCATAGGCCCTCGATGGTGGTGATCGCGGTCGACCATGCAGATACGAACGTGCTGTCGAGCCATGTCGTGAATGCGGCGAGCGCCCGTTTGATCGACTCGATGTCCGCGGCCCATTCCGCGTCCATTTGCGCCATGTTCTTGTTGCTTCGCTGGACAGCCGACGTGAGCATTTCGTTCAGCGCGATCTGAGCCGGGCGCAGGCGTTCCGCGATCCCGGCCATTTCGGCTTCCCACGCAGCGGCTAGTTCTTTCTGCGACGCGATGAGGCGCTGGTTGTCCGCGATGTTTTTCTCGTTGGCCGCGCCAGATGTATTTTCAAGCGTCCTAATTTCGGCTTCGAGTTTTTGCAGCAGTGCGATTGCGACCGGGACGCCCTGCTCTTGCGGGAGGCCAAGCAGTTTCTTGGAAATGATGTCCAGGCCGCGCGGGTCGAACTTATGGGCTGACGCCGCATCGACAAACGCCTGCAATTCGATCCGGAAGCCCTTGAGCGTCCCGAGTTCAGATAGCGGCAGCGCTTTGAGCGCGTCCTCGACCTGTAGGATTTGCGCCGCCGATGCGCCAAGATCGGTCGTCTGCCCGCCTCGCAGTACGTTGACGCCCGGTGCGGCGACCGAGCCGCGCCCGACGCCACCGCGAAGAATGCTCGTGCCCCCGGCCCCGACCTGCTGCTCTGATTTCTTGCGGATGTCGTCCAGGCCGGCGCCGAGCGTCTTTAGCGCCGTGGTCGCGACGCTGGCGTCCTCGCCGAGACCTTCTACTATGCGCTGCGCGGCCTGTAGCTGAATAGGTCTAATGCCGATCTCGGCGCTTTCTTTCCGCAGGTCCGACAGCGACTTCGACACCTCGTCGATCGACTCTTTGATCGCGTTGAACGCCTTCGCGATGGCGACGCCGAACAGCCCGCCGGCAAAGCCGCCGGTTATCTTGCCGAAGATGCCGCTGATCGACTCCAGGCCGCGGCTTAGGTTTGTGTATTCGCTGATGATGCGGCCGAGGCCGCGGCCTTCGTGCAAGAACTCGTGCAACCCGCTCGCCGCGTGTTCGGCATCGGTGCCGACCCTACGGAACGTCGGCGACAGCTTGGCGAGTTCGGTGTTCAGCGACGCGGCGCTGCGCTTGTATTGGTCGAGTTGCCGCGCCTTCGTGTCGAGCTTCAGCCGGTCGGCGTCCGAGCCGGTCTTGTTGAACGCCGTTGCGAGCGCGTTCAGTTCCTTTTGCGCCGCCTTCGACGCCTGATTGACCAGCGCGAGTTCGGCGCGAAGCTTGCTGCTGTCGGCGCCGATCGTAACCGTTAGATTATCGGGCACGGGTCAGATGTCCCATTTCTTCAGTTGCTCGCGGATCGCCTTACTGTCGCCCTGCGCAG